GTTCATGCCCTGCGCAAATCAGTAGGCATCAGTGATAAGCAGAATGCTTTTACTTGTGATGAGATTCATGCGATGTTGGCTACCTTACTAGGGGAAAGTACTGATGGTATTCCTGTTACTCTAGACTTAAATAAATGTAAAAATACACTTGACATTTACAAAGAAGCTGATAGGATAAGAGATGTGAAGAGAGAGGAGTCCAAGCGGTTCTTCAAGAATCCTTTCTATCTAATTGGCATCGATGACTATCACCACTTACTCATAGGCAAGTTCAAGATGAATGTATTACATAGCGATACAAGCAAGATGGAGTATGAAATCATTGAAGACTTCAAGCGAGTCAAAACGCCTGATGACTATCCCGAGTTAGTGCCACTGATGACAATGATGAAAGTCTCATACGAGAACAAAGAAATGCGCAGGATTGGTAAGTTGAATTTCCCGATACAAGACAAGTATGACGAGGGGCTTGATGCAGTATTCTTTTACAGTAGCAACCCCACGAACTACGAACACGCATGGATGGCTACCCCATGCCCCACTTGATTGGGGAAATGAGTCCTGTGGTTCACCCCAAGAATTGGGATTTGATTCGTCTGCCTATTCGTAAGTTGAACGACGAGTACATCGTGTATGTGGCTGATGGGTTTCATCGCATATACACCGATGACACTCTGCCTGATGTGTTGAAGTCTAAGTTTGCAATGATCAATGCTAATGGAGAAAAGTTTTTGCCTGATTCAAAAATACTTAGACTGACACTCTACACAAACACACACGCCCCCGAACTCGATGAGGTTGGGTGGAGGGCAAGCGAGACCTACTACTGCCTAGTTGTAGATCGATTAACTTTAGAGTCACTGAAGGGTGGGATACAAAATGACGCCTGAGGGAACAGTCAAGAAGAAGATCAAAGATATTCTCCACGCAAAGGGAGCCTACTTCACCATGCCGATCGGTACTGGCTATGGTTCGGCAGGTGTCCCTGACTTTGTGATTTGTTACAAGGGGAGGTTCATTGGGGTGGAAGCGAAAGCTAACGGCAACAAGCCTACTGCCCTACAAGAGAAACATATGTCGGCAATTCGTGGGCATGGTGGGTTCACCCTTGTCGTTGATGAAACAAACATTGATGCGCTAACGCGTCTATTGGAACAGTTATGAATGATGAAGATCGTAGCAATCTGCGTGACCTACACGCTGGCTTTGCGTTGGTGGGCTTACTAATGAGAGGGGGAACAGTAACAAGTCTACTAGCCGAATCAGCGTATGAGATCGCAGATGCTATGCAAGAAGCACGAGACCAACATAGTGTTGGAATCGTATCAATTAAACGCCAAACCAAAAAGGAGAAGGCAAATGAAAGCTAAGAAAATTAACAAGGTTCAGCAAGTGTACAAGATGTTGCAAGCTAACCCTAAGATCAAGACTGATGAAGTTATGGAGAAGCTAGGCACTGCCAAGTCTTACACCTATGTCTTGATGTCTAAGGCTAGGAATCTTATTAAGCGAACAACAAAAGCCCCTATGCAAGCTAGCGGTGCTATTGGAAAAATGCGCGACGAAGCATGGCAAAAGGGTATCCAACTTGCGCATGACATTCAAGATAAGACTCCCGAGAAGACGAGTAAACTTATCTATCGCTTAACAGGTACACAGGCGATGCTTGCGCACAAGATGGGAGTGCCGATCGAGGACTACGCTAAAGAGCATGGCGAGGTAGTGGGTGTCGCACCTGACCCAGTGAATCACCCTGCGCACTACACCACAGGTGGCATCGAGACCATCGACTTTATCGAGGCGAAGAAGCTTGGGTACAACTTGGGTAATGTCGTCAAATACATTACTAGGTCAGGACTCAAGGGTAATCAGTTAGAAGACCTGCGCAAAGCGCAATGGTATCTTTCTCGTGAAATCGCCACACTGAAGTAAACCCCGAGGGCATGGTTCGCCATGCCTTTTTTTGTATCTATACTTTTTGTTAAATAGCCTCCCATGCTTCAGTGGGTCGCTATTTAGAGACCAGTTACTAAGGAGAGAAAATTGCCAAGACCCAAACCCCCTGCGCCTCTCATCGGAAGGCAGGTGCGCCTGTCTGACAAGCAGTGGTTGATACTCAACCAACTTGGCGGTGCGGAATGGTTGCGCACACTCTTAGAGAAGAAAGCGCCATTCCCTGCATCGTATTACAAGAAACTTTTAGAGAAACAAAATGTCACTGATAACGATTGACTTTGAGACCTACTACGATAGCAAGATCAAGCTAGGCTTCAAGCATCAAACAACCGAGGAATACATACGCGATAAGCGTTTTGAAGTTATCGGTGTGGGCGTGAAGGTTGACGATGAGCCGACTGTCTGGGTATCAGGCGGTAAGGATAAGTTAAAAGAATATTTAACGTCGCTAGACTGGGGCAGCAGTGCGCTTCTGTGCCACAACACCCTGTTCGATGGAGCAATTCTTAGTTGGATCTACGGCATCACGCCCGCGTTTATGTTCGACACTCTATGTATGGCGAGAGCAATTCATGGCGTTGAGGCAGGCGGTTCACTCAAGGCGTTGGCTGACCGCTATGAGATTGGCGCGAAAGGTGACGAAGTGATTGCCGCCGAAGGTAAGGCTAGGCTCGACTTCAACAAAGAAGAACTTGAGCGATACGGTGAGTATTGCAAGAACGACGTAGACCTCACCCTCAAACTGTTCATGATATTGTCGAGCGCGTTCCCTGAGAACGAGATGAAGCTGATCGACATGACTCTGCGGATGTTCACGCACCCAGTGTTCTTTGTTGATGATGCGCTACTACAAGAGCGCTACGATGAATTGAAAGAGGAGAAAGAACAACTGCTCGAAGGCTTGATGGAGAAGTTAAAATGTGAGACCACTGAGGCGGTGCGTAAACGGCTAGCCAGTAATAAACAGTTTGCTGAAGTGTTAGTTGAGCGCGCGGTTGAAGTACCCATGAAAGAAAGCAAGACCACAGGCAAACAAACATACGCCTTGGCAAAGAATGACGAAGGCTTTCTAAAACTCACTGAACATGATGACCCAACTATCCAACAACTATGCGCTGTGCGACTCGGCACAAAATCTACCATCGAGGAATCAAGGATTGAGAGATTCATTGATGTTGGCAAGCGTAACAAAGGACGCCTACCTATCCCACTCAAATACTACGGAGCGCATACTGGTCGCTGGGCAGGAAGTGATAAGGTTAACTTCCAAAATCTACCAAGTAGAGATAAGAAAAAGAAAGCCCTTAAGAACGCAGTAGTAGCGCCTGACGATCACATCGTTATCAACTGTGACTCTTCTCAGATTGAGGCGAGGGTTCTCGTCTGGCTGGCAGGGCAAGAGGATGTGGTCGAGCAGTTTCGCAAGGGAGAGGATGTCTACTCCCTCTTTGCAACCAAGATATACGACCGCCCCATAAGCAAGGCTGACCCAGTGGAACGCTTCGTGGGTAAGACCTGCATCTTAGGTCTAGGCTACGGGACTGGGGCATTAAAGTTACAGCACACGCTCAAGACACAACCACCTGGCGCGGTCGTTACTGAGGAAGAGGCTAAGAACTATGTTGATACATACCGCGATGCCAACGACAAGGTGATTAAGCTTTGGCGTGATGGGGACAAGGCGATCGCTGACCTAGCCAACTGGGATGACAAGACTAAGCCGTACTACTACGGCAAGCACAAGTGCCTCAAGATCACAAAGGAAGGGGTGGGCTTGCCCAACGGACTGATGATCCGATATCCTGATCTCAAACTCAACACTGATGAGGCTAAAAGCCAATACGTTTATAAGTCACGCAAGGGCCCAGTGTCACTGTGGGGTGGGTCGCTAGTTGAGAACGTAGTTCAAGCCTTGGCGCGAATCATTGTGGGAGAGCAGATGATCAAGATCAACGAGAAGTATCGCGTTGCCCTGACTGTCCATGATGCGGCAGTGATCGTGGTTCCCGAGGCGGAGAAGGATGAAGCCCTTGCATATATCGTCGAGTGCATGTCTACGCCCCCCGCATGGGCTAGTGGTTTACCCGTAACTTGCGAAGCAAAGTACGCACAGACCTACGGCGAATGTTAATATGTAAAATAAAAGGAGACTTATGATGGAGAAAATGGTAGAATTATATAAGCGGGTAATGCGTCGCGTCACACTGGTAGAGATCACCCAAGAGGAGTTGCGTATGGCACAGTTAGAGAAACTCAAAGCTGAATCAGCGGCAGACTATGCCAAGAGCGTAGTAGCGTACAACGAGGCAAGGATTGCTAGGTTGCACAAGCGCATCTCTGAGTACAAGGCAGAAGAAGCATGAGTTGGCCTTTCCCGCCATTCCCCAACCCTAAGGACAAGGGCAACCGAGTCCCCAAGTTCAACCCTGATAACCACGAGGATGCACCGCGATGTACGTAAGAAAGATTAGAAACCAAAATAAAATTGGCAAAATCAGTATGTCCAAGACCGAAGCAGATATGGTGCGCAGAACGGGTGTAACGCTTGAAGCCTACGTTAAAGAAATGCTTAAACTAATTGCCAAGAAGCGTAGATGGAAGTGGTTTTCTAGTTTTACTAAGGGACAAACATGACTGATGACGACGACATTCAAGATTACGTTAATCCAAAAGAAGAGCGTAATAAAGTATTAGAAGAAGTGGCGCTTGAGTTTGACAAGATGAAAGCCTTTGGCGACACAGCGGCAAGTTTTGCCGCATTTGTAAGGGACATGAAGCGATGAGAAACCTGAGTGAAACTACTGCAAGACAAACCATTGCCATGATGCGTTCGATCGCAAGTAAAAAACCGATCACGCCTTTCCATTTGATGGCGGCAGATCAGATGGAACAACTCTTAGAAGAAGTTTTGAAATACAGGAAAGAAAAGAAATGAGTTTTACATGGTCTTTCTCGTCTTACAAGCAGTACCTCAACTGCCCCAAGCAGTACCAAGAAATCAAGGTACTTAAGCGCTTCTATATTAAGCCGACCGCGCAGATGAACTACGGCAACGAGGTACACAAGGCTTGTGAAGATTACGTTGGCGAAGGCAAGCCCCTTGCCAAGAACTACCAGCAGTTCAAACCTGTGCTTGATACGCTCATGGAGATTGAAGGCACTCGATACCCCGAGCAGAGAATGGCGCTTGATATTGAAGGTAAGGCATGTGAGTACGGCAAGGGCTACTGGGTGCGGGGTGTCGTGGACTTGATGATCATCGATGGGGATACTGCGTTCATCATCGACTACAAGACTGGAAGCAACAAGTATCC